TGTTTAAAAAAGAAGGCTTTAAAAGCACTGTATTTGATGCCGTTGGCGATATTTTCTTCGCTAGACAGTTGGAATTTATTCAAACACGAGTGTACGAATTTCAATACCCAACCTTGAAAAGTTTTCAGTTAATTCCTGTTAGCTTTGATATACCCGAAGGTGCTGAGTATGTTACTGCAACGCAGTTTCAAGCTGTTGGAAGAGCGAGGATTATTCAGTCATACGCTGATGATCTACCTGAAGCGGGTTTAATCGGCACTCAGCTTACAAATCCTGTTCAGGGCATAGGCACAAGCTATAGATATTCTTATCAAGAAATCAGGGCAGCTAGACAAAACAATATGAATCTGCCATTAAGGCTTGCAGAAGCAGCTAGAAGGGCAAATGACCAGCTTGTTGACAACCTCGCTTTTTACGGAAACCCTGCTGTTGGCATGACAGGCCTATTTAACAACCCAAATGTCCCAACCTTAACTGTTCCCGCCGACGGTATCGGTGGAAATACAGAATGGACAACAAAAACGCCAGATCAAATTTTGCGAGACATGAATTTGGTTGTAAACCAGGTTGTAACACAATCTAATGAAATTGAAATGCCTGACACACTGCTTTTGCCACTTGATCAATATACTTATATTGCTTCAACTGCAAGATCAATAAACTCAGACACAACAATTTTAAATTATTTTCTTATGAATAACCCATTCATTACTACTGTTGAAGCTTTACCAAAACTTGCTCAACAGGGTGCTGGCGGATCGAATATCATGATTGCATATGAAAAAAATGCGAATAAATTGGAAATGATGATACCGCTTCCGTTTACTCAGCATATACCACAAGAAAGAAACTTGGAATTTGTCATTCCTTGCGAATCTCGTTTTGGTGGGGTGTCAATCTATTATCCGCTTTCGATAATCATTGGTGAAGGTATTTAACGTGAAAATAAAATATAAAGGCAAAAACTTCTTGTACGTTGGCGGATATAAAATAAAATCTGGTTGGAATGAAATGCTTGATGATGACTTTTATCTTTTGATGAAAACGAAACTTTTTAAATTTCGTGTAGATCAAAATATTTTAGAAGTCCAAGCAGGTTTTCCTAAAGATTTTCTAAAAACTGAAAAAGCAGCTGATATGTTTTATGAAGACGTTTTGAGTGAGAATTTACAAGATGAAAAAAATATTCTTTCAGTTAAAGCTGTCCTAAAAACGATCGCTAAATCTGAAAGTGTAGAGTTTTTACAAAATATTTTAGATACTGATACAAGATCTAAAATACAAGAAGAAGCTAAAAACAAACTAAATTCTTTAGAGTAGGTTATTTATGTCAGCATGTGGAACAGTATCAAATCAACAAATTTTGGATTTATTATTTATAATAGCTCCGCAATTTGCGACAACCGATCCTGTGAAGCTTGCTGCATATAATTTACTGATTGATGCCTTGGAATGTATGATTAATTGCAGACTTTTAGGCTGTTGCGCTGTATTGGCTTTCGCAAATCTATTAGCTCACTACCTCACTATGCAATCAAATGCGTTTTTGGGTGTAGGAACAAGCATTAGTGAGGGTCAGCTTTCAATCGGTTTTACAAATACAATAAATGGAAACTTTTTTGCCTCCACACCCTATGGTCAGGCTTATTTGAACATAATTGGAAAGTTTCGAATAGGTGCTTTTGTAACAAATGCAACTAGAGGTTGGTATGGCCCGCAGTGTTGTGGCGGATATTGATCACGGATTAAACGATATCTTGAAAGAGATAAAAAAACTTTCCAAGCTAGAACTTTTAATTGGTGTTCAAGAAGGTTCTATTACATCTCGTGAAACGAAAGGTTATAATACAAGAGATGCGGGTATAAATGTGGCTGCATATGCAGCTCAAAACGAATTTGGAACGAATGAGATTCCGCAGAGAAGTTTTATGCGATCTTCTTTTGATGAAAATTTAACGAGGATTGAGTCTTTTATTACACTAAAATACGGACAAGTAATTGATGGTAATATCAGTGCAAGGGATGCTGTGGGGCTGGTAGGACAAGCAATGACTGGAACAATCCAACGTAAAATTAGACAAATTACGTTTCCACCAAATAGTGCTCTCACTATAGCTAGAAAAGGCTCAAGCAAACCGCTTATCGATTTTGGTCAAATGATAGCGTCTATTAGATATGTGATAAGAACAAACAAATAGATGAAATTATGGATGAATTGAAAAATGAAAAAATTGAATTAACACACAAATGCTCAGTTTGTAAAAAAAAATTCATTTGGCAAGAAGAAAGCAGGTGGTTTAGCAAAAGAACAAACGCTAAAAAATTGCAAGAAGAAGGATATAAAATTTGCTCAAAAATATGCTTAGAAAAAAATAATAAGTCGGTGATTGATGTCTTCGCCTTTTGAAATTTTTAGAATACCGTTAAATTTATACCGCCAAAATCCAAGCATTTATGTAAATGGCATTCCACAGCCTGTTATAGAGACGCTTATTATAATAACGGCTTCAGTCCAGCCGACAACAGGCGAAGAAATGCTATCACTAAATGAAGCTAGAAGAAACAAAAAAACATATTCACTTTTCACATCTGCCGACATAAATTTAATTGTTAGCGGTAGAAATCCTGATCAAATTCAGATTTTTGGCGAACGATATGAAATTGTCAGGGTAGAGCCATGGCAAAACAACCCACCGATTTTTGGGATAGTCAATCACTATAAATTTTATGCGCAAGCAATCGAGGCTATTGCTTAATGCCTTTAAATTTCGTTACTGTAAAAAATTTTTTATTTGCTTGGGCTGTATCACAAGTACCTGTGGGCATGCCTGTGATATGGTGGCAGCCAAATGCGCCAAGACCAGTAGTTCCATATATTACTCTTTTTTTACAATCCGTCACAGCCACAAATCAGGATTGGACGTCACCTATCAGTGATATAAATGGCGTAATTAACATGAAAGGTGACAGAAATTTTACGCTACAAGTACAAGGCTACGGAGAAGATCCGCTTACACTACTAGAAAATATTAGAACGTCATTGCAAAAACAAACTGTTTTAGATACTCTCAGAATAAATGGAATCGCATTTTATCAATCCCTGACAATCAATGACATTACTGATTTAGTCGATTCACGGTTTGAGCGTAGGGCTCAGCTAGATATTATGTTTGGAATAGCACAAATTTATACTGATAATCCTGGATTTTTTGATGAAATAGAAGTCCAGCAAGTTTATGAAAATCCTGAATCCATCATTATTTATGATGAGACAATAAATATTACTATTCCGTAGGAGAAAAAAATGTCTTTAAACGATATTGTCAACGTCGTAATCACACGAGCCACTCAGACGGTATCTGAAGCGGGTTTTGGGGTTCCAATGATTTTTGGAACTAATGTTAGGTTCAGCGAATTAATAAGATTTTATTCAAATATCGATGAAGTTTTAGCCGATTTTCTAGTATCTGATCCCGAATATATTGCTGCACAAGATATTTTTTCTCAAGATATATCACCCACACAAATTGCCATAGGCAGAAGACAAGTGGATACAGTAAATATTGCTGTCGAAACTGCAATGACAGGCGAAGATTACATCATAGATGTTAATGGTAATGAAATTACTGCAATTTCTGGGTCTACAACTACTTTTAGCGTAGTAAATCTAAATGCAAATCTTGTTCCCAATAACAGGATTGCACTTTCTGTAGGTGGTGTAGGCTTAGGCACTATTACAAGCGTGATAAATTTTAACATTGATTTTGTAACTTTGAATTCGATCGTTGCAACAATAAACAGCACTCCCATAGCTCCAGTCGTTTTTAATACAAATCAGGCAACAACAATTGCAGATTTAGCAACAGCTTTACAAGCGACGGCAGCTATTGCCACAGCAACAGTTACAGGTCCAAGACAAATAACTGCTGTTTTTGCTGCGGTTAGAACAAACACAATAAATTCGATCGTAACAACTCTAGGTGCTACACAACCGACTGCAGCTATAGCACAGGGTGGATTTTTATTTTCTGTTGATACAGAAACAACTATGAATAACATTGCCAACGCAATTGTTTCCACTTATCCAACATATACAGCAACAGTAAGCGGTATAAGCTTCAGAACACTCACCGTGCAAGGACCACCAAACACAACTGCGGTTGTAAATAGTTTTGTTGTCACTGGTGGCGGAAGTCAGGCGTTAGCTACGATAACAAATCCTCTTCAAGCAGTCTCTCAAGCGTCAATTGCATTGGATATTGCTACTGCGATTAATGCAGCGGTTTTATATCCCGTCAATGCCATTGCTGTCGGTGATATTGTGACACTGACAAATAACAATCCAGGTGTCCCTCTAGTAATAAATATTTCAACTTCAATTATTAATCCGAACCAAGCCAAAATTAAAATCACGCAAATAGAGCCGAGTCAGCTCTACAGAGTATCCTTGAACGGGATTGATTTTGACTACACTACACTTACAACGGTACAAACAGCAAACGAAATAGCACAAATTCTAACAGATTTAATCAATGTAATCCCAAAAGTCGTTCCAGTAACAGCTACAAATAACTTAGATGGAACGATCGATCTTATTGCAGATGATTTAACTACAACATTTTCCGTTAGTGTAAGTCCTGAGATTTTAGCTGTACAAAAAGGCTTGATTTTACAACCTCTTATTGCTGTAAATCCTGTTTCAGATGACTTGACAGCAATTAACAACGCAAATTCCGACTGGTATGCATTGATTGCTATCACAAGAAATGTGCCTACTGTAAAAGCAATCGCAGCGTGGGTAGAAGCACGAATCAAACTTTTTGGAACGTCATCAAGTGATTTAGACATTATTAATGTGCCAGCTGGTACTGATACAACCTCGATTGCTGCTTTTTTCAATCAACTCGGCTACGTCAGGACTTTTGTCATGTATCATCAAGATGCGTTATCAGATTTTCCAGAAGCAGCTTGGTTTGGAAAAGTACTTCCCCTTGATCCAGGTTCTGAGACATGGAAGTTTAAAACGCTTGCTAGCATATCTTACAGCAACCTTACCACCACACAAAGCAACAACGCATTAAACAAAAAAGCAAATACTTACGAATTTGTTGGAGGGGTTGGCATCACTGGAAATGGCACTGTAGCGCAAGGGGAGTATATTGATACTATAAGAGGTATTGATTGGCTGACGGCAAGAATTCAAGAATTTGTTTTTTCAGTACTTGTACAAAATCCAAAAGTGCCTTACACCGATGCTGGGATCACAGTTATTCAAGCAGAAGTCATGAGAGCACTTTCGCTGGGTGTTGCAAACGGCTTTTTAACTAATGACCCGAGCCCTATGGTCACTGTTCCACGTGCATCGGATGTTCCTCCAGCGGACAAAGCAAATAGAATTTTGCGAAATGTTCGATTCCAAGCAACTCTTGCGGGTGCAATTCATGCTGTTGTGATTCGTGGTACTGTATCAATCTAAAAAAATAAGGAGTTTTAAATGGCAGTCCGCACAGTAGATCCAAAAAGTGTGATAATCGCGATTGGAGGAGTACCAGTATCAGGTTTTTCTGATGGAACCTTTTTAGAAATTAGCTCAGATGCGCAACAATTTACAAAAGTAACTGGAGCTGACGGGTTTACAACGAGAGTAAAAACCAATAATTATGGCGGAACGCTGACATTGACGTTAGCACAGTCATCACCTTCAAACGATGTTTTGAGCGCACTTTTTATTGCAGATAGGCTTAGAAATGCAGGTGTAGTACCAGTTTTAATAAAAGATTTAACTGGGACAACAATTATTTTTGCAGCTTCAGGATGGATACAGCAAATACCAGATGTTTCGTACGGAAATACGGTTCTAGATAGAGCGTGGATCATAGACCTGGCGGAAATGGATGCTTTTATAGGCGGGAACGGCGAGACTGATCAATGATAGAAACTCAAGAAAAAATTATTGGTGACTGCACGTTTATGGTCACGCAGATGACAGCTTTAAGAGCTGTAAAGATGCAAGCTAGGCTTTTAAAACTTTTGGGTCCTAGTTTTGCAACGATTATTTCTGCAAGCGATAAAGCAAGTCCCGACTCTTGCCTACCTCAAGCAGTTTCTTTGCTTGCTGATAAGCTAGATGAAAAATCTTTTGAAAATTTGGTTGTAGATTTAATGCAAGGCGTGCGAAAAAATGGGGTTGAAATGACACGCTTAGACATCGATATGCACTTTGCGGGTAATCTCAACCAGCTTTTTTTGCTTTTGCAGTTTATTTTGGAGGTTAATTTTTCTGATTTTTTTTTGGAAGGCGGTATTATAGCAGATCTAATAAAATCATCGAAAAATGTACAAGTACAGCCAGACTTGAAAAAAACATAGATCCTAATTTTTTTGATGAAGCTTTTGTGTGGTCTTTAGTGACACAAAAAATAGTAAGTTTAAAAGAACTTGAAACTTTTTGGTCACTTGAAGATGTTTTGAAGGCATATGCTATTTTGCAGTTTACTGAAGACTTATCTATAGAACGAAGAAAAAAGGCGCAAAATGTCAATAGTAAGAAGTCTTTTAATTAGCATTGGGTTTGTAAATGACAAAAAAGCTATTAACGAGACAAACAGGGCTATCACTGGCTTCAAAACACGTTTTGCTTTAGTCGCTACAAGTGCTGCTTTGGCTTTTAAAGTAATAAATGATTTTTTTAGCGGCATAGCTACTGCAACTCTTGATAGTGAAGAACTTAGTAGATCGCTGGGTATTTCTTTAAATCAATTGATTGCAATGCAACAGGCAGCCCAAAAATTTAGGATTAAACCCGAACAATTTTCTGGTGCTCTTTCGATACTACAAAAAGACATAAATGAGTTCAGACAAGGTTTTGGACGGCTTCCAGAGCTTTTGAGAAATATGGGTATTGAAGTCGATCGACAAACAGTCACTGCTACACAACTTTTTGATCTAATCTTAACTAAAATATCAAAAATTGATAGCGAACAAGATCGAATCAGAATTTCTTCCCAGGTTTTTAGTACGGAACTCGGTGTGAGAATTTCAAGGCTTTCGCAGGGATACGACGAATTTACAAAATCGGTTTCTAGCGCATATGAAGAGCTAGAAAAAACTCCAAGCGTAATAGCTGAACTCACTGCATACGAACAAAGCATCAATGGTATTACAAACTCACTACAAAATCTTTTTAAAGTTTTGGTTGTTTCTTTATCTCCAGCCATTCAAGAAATAGCAGAATATCTTACATCCGTACTAAAATTTTACAGCGCAATTTTTACGGGTGATTTTTCATCTTTAAAATCTGCTGCAATGTCTATTTCAAATCAGTTTTCAAGCGTGGGCGATAAAATATTTGATAAATTTGCATCTGGAATAAGCACTCTCACAGACCTGGTAAGGCCGTTTGTTGAAATTGATGCAAATGCAAGTCCAACATCCCTCAGAAATAATTTGTCTGATAGCTGGATTCAAACACAAGTGCCATCAAGCTTTGTAAATTATGTAAATAATTCAATAGATGTAAATATGCCTTCTGGCACTACTGCGGAGCAAGCCACATTTTTAGGTGGGCAAATAGAAGAAATGATTGCATCATCGATTAGAGCCACTTTTAATGAGATTCAATACAACAACCCCATAGTCGAATAATGACTTTATCACTGCTTTTTGGAAAAAAATATTCCCGCACAGATATAGCTGGAGTGCTTTTAGATGCTGTTTTGTCAGAAGATCATATTTATAATTCTCGTGTGACAAATTTTCCTGTTGAAGATGGGCGCATTATTTCTGATCACATCATAAATGAACCTGAAACAGTGCAAATAACTGGAGTTGTTTCAGATACGCCTATATCATTTTTTGCCCCATTTAATGCGTCTATAAATGCTTTTCAGCGACTTGTCGAAATACACGATCGAAGAGAACTAATTACAATTGTCACTGGTATAAAAGTCTACACAAATATGGCAATAACAAGCTTACAAGTACCTAGGAATGCACTTTCTGGACAAAGCTTAACTTTTACAATGAATTTCCAAAAAGTTAATTTTGACACAACAATTCGTTTTATAGAAAATCCAAACAATCCTTTTTTTCGTCAAAATAATAGTATTCCCCGTGAAATTGTTGCTGATGCTGATAAATACCCTTTCATACAAGCAGATCCAGTTACGTCACTAAAAGATCAGGCAAGCTCAACAATAAATGCAGGAATACAAGATTTAGCTCCAATTTCGCCCATTGTTTTACCGATAATATCAGCTCAAGCATCCCTAATAGGAGCTATTTTATAATGCAAATAATTCCTTTCAAAGAACCATCAAGTTTTAGAGAGCAAATAACGCTCGATGGGGTAATTTTTGTTTTAGATTTTGCGTGGAATGCATTGAATGAGTTTTGGACAATGTCAATTTTTAACAGGGATGTAGTACCGCTCATCTATGGAATAAAACTTGTACCAAATTTCCCATTGCTTTCACAGTATATTGTAGAGGGTAAACCAGCTGGGGAAATCGTGTGCCAGAATATTGTTGCTGGTTTAAATGTTATTCGGCGTTTTGATATGTCACAAAAATTTGAACTGATTTATTATTCTGCTGGCGAGCTGGAAAATTTAGCTCAGGAAGAAAATGCAGTTTGATAGAGTCATAAATTTGCGGATAAATGTTGCTAATCCACCCCCCTCAATAACTTTCAGAGGGGATATGGAAATTTCTGGATTGCGTATGGCTTTTTCAGTATATAAAACAGAATCATCTTCAACAAATACTGCAAACATAAGAGTTTGGAATCTGTCTGACAGCAAAAGAAACATCTTAAATAATTACGGCAATCAAATAAAAATTTTTGCTGGGTATAAACAAGAAACGGGTGCACAACTACTGTTCATTGGGAATTCAAACCTCACTTCACATATTTTTGCACAGCCTGAAGTTATTACCGTATTCGATTGTGGAGATGGTGAACGGTCATTAAATTCAATTATTGCAACAGCATCTTTTGGAGCAAATACTCCCGTGCGACAAGTTATTGAATTTTATGCAAATATTCTAGGACTTGATATTGTAGAAATTGCACCAACCAATAATATTGTTTATGCACTTGGACATAAATTTACTGGAATTGCAAAAGACGGTTTAGATATAGCTTGCAAGGCGGTTGATCTAGAATATAGCGTCCAAAACAACAATTTAATAATTTTAAAAACTGGTCAGGGTTCTATTAAGCCTCCAGCGTTGATTGATTCTGATTCAGGCATGATTGGTATACCGCAACGCTTTACAGATCGCCGTCAATTTAATTATAGGGCTTTACCTCCAAATGGTAGTCCTTTGCCTGGGTGGAAAGTACGAACACTTTTAAGGCCTGACGTTTTGCCGAAAGACAGAATACGCATAAAGTCCGTTCGTGCAGACATCGATGGGATTTTTTATGTCACATCAGTTAGGCATGAAGGCGATACTTTTGGCCCACAGTTTGAAAGTCTATTTGAGGTAGTTTCCGTATGACAACACCGCCCGACATTATAAAAAACGCCATAAATTCATCACTAAATAACGTTCACACTGCATTGCCAGGGGTTATTATTTCATATGATCCTGCGAGTAATAAGGCAACTATCCAACCAGCTTTAAATAAAAATTATGTGACTGGTGTTCAGTCGATGCCCGTTTTAGAAAATGTGCCCATAATCTTTCCAAGTTTTATAAAATTTCCTGTTGTACAGGGTGATTATGTTCTGTTGATTTTTTGTGAACGAAGCTTAGATTTATGGCTGTCGGTTGGCGGTCAAGTAACTCCGACTGATCCAAGAAAATTTGATCTTTCTGATGCCATTGCAATTCCTGGTTTAATGCCCTTTACAGAAACTTTTCCAAATAACAATAATCAAGATTTTTTTATAAGTTATGCAGGCAGCGATATTAAAATAGAAGCTGATGGGAATATTATAATAAAAACTTCAAATCGTGTAGGGATTGGCACTAGCACAACAGAATTGCTAAATATTCTCTCACAACTGATGATTCTTTTACAAGGTCCTGTAGTGATGGGATCCGCTTTTAACGTATCTTTAAATTTAGCTTTCACAAATGCAGTGAATGCTTTACAAATGCAACTAGACAATATAACCGCAGTAATTACATGATCGATTTTGAATTAGATCCAGTTACAAATGACTTAGTTTTAAGAGATTACGATTTACAGCTTGTAGATGATGTAAAACAAATAATGCAAAATTTAGCTATTAGATTGCGTTTTGTGTTAGGAGAGTGGTATTTAGATATCACCCAAGGTGTTCCATATTTTGAAGAATTTTTTAGAAAAAACCCTAATCAAATTCAAATTGAGAGTATAATAAAAACAGAAATTGTTGAAACTCGTGGTATACTTGAAATTTTAAGTTTTGTTGCAAATTTTAATAAAAGAACAAGAGTTTTTTCAGTAAAATTTTCAGCTAAAAGCATTAGTGGTGAAAATATTTTAAAAGAGATGGAGATCCCAGTATGAATGAATATGGCGTCACACCCCAGGGCTTCAATCAGTTAAGGCTTCCTGAAATTCTTGATCAGTTTGAAGATTTATTTATTGCTGCTTTTAGTGATATAAATCTTGATCCTCAGTCTGTTACAGGGCAATTAATTGGTATTTTTTCGAAAGTTTTAGCTGATGATTGGGAAAATTTAGGTGATGTTTATGCATCACAATATCCGAATAGTGCCACGGGTGTTTCTTTAGATAATGTTGTTTCTTTGAATGGAATTGTCAGAATTGGAGCGTCAAGAACTTCTGTAATAGGTGCTGCAACAGGCATACAGGGCACTTTAATACCTTCTGGAAGTCTTGCAAGACTGCAAAACACAAATGACATATTTTTTTCTGTTGGTAATTTTTTTATTACAAACGGGAGTTCTTTAAGAAATACTATAAATGTGCTTACAGCTACAGCACAAACGTATTCGGTTTTGATAGGTTCAACAACATATATTTATTCACTTCCAATTATAAGTTTTTCGGCTCCTGTTGTAGCTGGGAACATCATAAATTTAAGAATAAACGGCGTCAGTATACCCTCAGTGCCATTTAATACGAGTTCGGCGCAAACTTTATCAGACCTTGCAAGTGTGATTTTAGCAAATTTTGCTACAGAAGTTTTTTCAGCTACGGTTGTCGGAAATACAATCAGGCTTGTACCAGTTTTATCTCAACAAATAATAGTTACCACAATTGTTGTAACAGGTGCAGGAGCACCTACAGGGACTATTATTTTTGCAATTCCAGCTTCAGTTTCTTTAATCGCTCAGTATCTTGCAGCTAATATAAATACTGCCAGCAATGTCAATGCAACATGGACTAGCGGAAGCACTTTTCAAATACAAGCTACATCAAGTGCGGTACCGTTTTCGATTAATAATGGCACAAATCTTGCTATAACTTCCACTTCATCACCAATTTTATTTTTATCCCAAGCATTTGGGCCAATTCCAGCTCCAGCAAATGCACTAAACATTATTTTAACTCCAGTAGCAGGTTGGCAGTCACTTACAAATTTTTCGGCAGGTCTTACTGGACGAGTTCAAGAAACAGATTCTGAGCTTAGAATACGTCGTGCGCTGTCTTTTAGGCTTTTTGGAGCTGCTACGGTTGAAGCTATTAGATCAAGACTTTTACAAGAAGTGGCTGGTGTAACTTCTGTAACAATTTTTGAAAATGTGACATTGACACAAGATCCAATTTCTA